TTCTTCAGCAGACCTGCTGCCGGAGGGGTCTTCGTGATAAAGGTAAAGGAACGATCCTCAAAGACCGTGATCTCAACCGGGATAATCAGCCCCGCCTGCTTCGCCGTGCGCTCATTGAAGTCCTTGACGAACGCCATGATGTTTACGCCCGCCTGACCAAGCGCAGGACCTACCGGAGGAGCCGGTGTCGCCTTCCCCGCAGGAACCTGCAGCTTTACGACACGCGCAACCTTCTTTGCCATCGACACATCACCTCCTTTCGGTGCATGTACTTCGGAAATACGGACAGCGCCGCATTCCCTTGTAATCAAATCAGTTCGACCTGATCGATTTCCACATCGAGGGGTGTCCCCTCTACGTCGACCTGCACGCGCAGCCCCGACGAGTCGATTGATGTGATCTTGCCTGCATAGTCCTCGAACGCCCCGGAGGCAATGCGCACGGTGTCACCGACGTTCACCTTCGTGCGGCGCTTCGGCGTGCTGCCGACCGAACCCGAGAGGATGCGCTCCGCCTCCTCCGCCGTCAGCGGGATGGGGTGCTTCTCCGAGCCGACAAAGCCCGTGACGCCCGTCGTGTTGCGGACGACATACCACGAGTGTTCATCGACGATCATGTCGACGAGCACGTAGCCGGGGAACACCTTGCGCGGGACGACCTTTTCCTTGCCGTCCTTCACCTCAATCTCGTTCTCCACGGGGACAACGACATTGAAGATCATCTCGCTCATGCTCGCTGAGTGCATGAGGCGCTCGAGGTTCGCCTTGACCTTGTTCTCATAGCCCGAATAGGTGTGGATGACATACCATGCCCGGTGCGGGTTTGCCTGTCTGAGATAGAGTTCTTCCTTATCCGCCATGTCCCTCTCCCGGTCTAGTAATGCAGTATGACCTGAAACACACGTGCAAAAATCGTGTCACAGATCCAGATCAGCGCGCAGACGACAACGATGGCGATGCCGACGACACCCGTATAGGTGACGAGCTCCTTCTTCGTGGACCACGAGACCTTTTTCATCTCTGCGACGACTTCCCGCAGGAATTTGACTATTTTTCCCATGACAGAGGACGCTTACTTCGTCTCTTTGTGCGGCGTGTGCTTGCGGCAGAACTTGCAGTACTTGCTGAACTCCAGACGATCCGGATTGTTCTTCTTGTTCTTGTTCGTGCGATAGTTGCGGCTATGGCACTCCGTGCACTCCAGCGTGATGTTGTTGCGCATGAATATCCACTCTCCTCAATAAGTTCTTTGGAAACGACTCTTACCAATTTATCATACTTGGAAAACGCTGTCAACGTGTGCCGCGCATTTTCACAAAAAAGCATAAAAGAACCCCCGAAGCGGGGGTAATCTACAAAATGGTGGCGGCACAGAGATTTGAACTCCGGACACTGCGGGTATGAACCGCATGCTCTAGCCAACTGAGCTATGGAGCTGATGACCAGGATTGAACTGGTGACCTTATCCTTACCAAGGATACGCTCTGCCGACTGAGCTACACCAGCGACTTGCACAGTATAGCACTAATCCTGCGTCGTTGCAAGGGTTTTGAGGATTTTTTTATCGTTCGATTTTTCGTCTCTCCACAGCTCTATTTTGCCATCATCTTAGCACTTTTTGACAGCGATTGCAACATTATTGCATCGGGCTCTGCATCCGTTTTTCGGATGTTTCGCATCGCCCTCTCGCGTCGTTTTTTCGTGAGAACATATTATTAAATCTCTCTAATTTTTACCCTGTTTTCGTCTCTCGGATGCTTTTTCGTGTCGGCTGTCATCTCTTGCCCGCTACTTTGTTTGGGTTATTGTTTTATATTTTTTTATCTCTCTACTTGTATTCGAGCTATTATTTCTTATTGTAAATCTCAAAAATTCGTCAAAAATTGCATCCTAAAAAATGCCCCTGCGCCCTTTATTTACGCGGCTCTACAGGATCGCCCGCGACAAAAATTGCAACATTTTATTGAATATACGTTCTATATTTAGGGCTATATTATTCTTTTTTATCGAAAAGCATATTATTTTTCATTGAACGGTATCTTTCTATTCGTTTTTTGCAAAAAAAAAGACCGCATAGAAAAATTTCTATGCGTATCTTCTTTATGAGCAGCCTTATCTTACATTCTTCGCCGTGATCTCTACGAGGTTCTTTACGGCAAATAGTCCGATACCGAAGCACATCGGGATGACGTACTTGTCTCGGAGCATATTCCATCCGGCTTCGCTCTTCGCCTGTTCCTGCAGCTTTGCCGTAAACGCTTGAGCTGTCGCCTCGACGAACGGAATACCGTCCGCAAGGATCGCGTTCATGATGTTCTGTTTTGTCTGCTCGGCGATATTGTCGAGCTTGACACTCTTAACTACTTCATCTCGAAAATCTGTCCATTTTGACATAATACATACTCCTTAATTATGATAGTAGAAAATAGCTTTGCCGATTACGGTATCCATTATCTCGTAGAGACTTCTGCCGGGACAGGCGGTCGGCATAAGTTCTCGATGCCCGACGACGTGATCGCGGTCGATAGGCAGCCCGTAGTCCGAGCATAGGTTAGCGATAAGCATCGCGAGGCTCTCGATCTGTGCCGCCGTAGGTCGTCCGATCTCGAAGTTACCGCATACATGGATCCCGATCGTATGACTATTCTCGCCGTATGCGTGCGCCCCGGTCGTCCAGTGCGGGCGCCCCTCTTCGATCGTGCCGTCCTTGCGTATGACATAATGATAGCCGATGCACGTCCATCCTTGCGCTTGATGAGAAGCGTTAATCTCTCTTGCTGAGAGGTTATCGTCTTGCGGGTTGCCCGTATGATGTATAACGATTGTATCCGTCTTGCGACGTGTACTTAGGCGACTATAGTCATAGTCGATGTCATACTTCTTTATATTGACTTTCTGCATTCGTACTCTTCTCCCTTATGACTGATCGCGAGAGGAATCCGAGAAGCCCGCTCGCAAGACTTTGTGCGAGGTCTATTTGCCCCGCTGCGACGCAAAATAATAGCGCGGCGCATAAGCTAACCGCGACGATCCCGTTCACGCTTATTTTATTTAAGTAGCCCTTCATTTAACTACGTCCTCGAGGTGCTTTACCTTTTCTTCTAGTACCGATACCCTTTTGTCTATCTCGTTTCGCTTGTCTCTCTCGGCTCTTATATCGGCTCGCAGCTCTGCAATCATACGTTTTAGTTCTGCGATTGCTTCGGAGAGCGGAAGGATGACCAGTTTATAGAAGAACGTGAAAACGCCGATAAAGCCTCCGATAAATAGTCCTATATCAATCCCCATCACGTTTTATCATGTTCCCTTCTGCATCTAATGTAAAAATTTCATCTGCTCTCTTCTCGTCCTGCATTTCGTTGATAACATCGCCGTTTTGCTTTTGTTGTTCTAGTTTTTGCCGTGATTCTGATACACCGACGCAGTAGCCGTTACGAATTAAAAAGTACATACACATAGCTATACACCTATTGCAATATAGAAAACATCGCCGTTATAAATTTCTACTGAGTGGTCAATTATAACCTTGAATCCCGTTTTTGTGATTGTTCCTGTTTTTACATATACGTTGTTTGTCGCACTTACGAATGTGGGTTGAACTAAGGTAAGTAAAATATTAAAACATCTATTGTTAAACTGTTTTGAAAAATTGATATCATATTCGCTTTGAATAATTTTTACATTCTTTAGAGCGCCCCATTGCAACATAAAACCGTTGCGAATTTTTATGTATCCGTTTTCCTCTAGTCGCGCTTCGACCGCGCCAGTGTTTGCCGCGTCGATTAAACCTAGAATGTTGGATAATGAACGTCCGCTAAATTTTGTTGCATTTGTTGCAGTTCCTTCAAAACCGCCGTCGGCACGAATTACTCTATTACAATACACATTTTTATTTCCGTGTACGCGTATCCATGTATCGTCTGTCATATGCCAACCGCCGCCCCATTTTTCCCAATAGATGCCGCAATTGTCGTAACATCTAAACCAATCATTAGAATATATTCTCGGGACGTATAGCGAACCAGTCATAGTATCTCCGCTTTTGCTAACTTTAGAATTTACGCGGCTGTCTACTTCCGTTTTGTGGTACGCGCCGATGTTATTCGGCGTTATTGTCTGCCATGTATTATCATTTCTCAAAAATCTAGCATTGTTAGCAGATTCGAGATTAGGTACATGATTTCCATGCGTGGTATTTGCCTTACCGTTTAGTTTTGCGTCTACTTCGGGCTTTGTATAGTAATCGTCTTTTCGCGCTAGGTTATCATGTGCAGTAGGGTCAACATTGTGCCTTTGGATTTCACGCCGACAATCTGCAAGTGTGATAAAAATAATAGATGAATTTACTATTGCCGTCACGTTGTCAACATTGCCGACAATGAGCGTAATGCGTAGCTTTAATTCGTCTATTGGTTGCGTCTTATCGGGCATATAATCCGCTTCGTCCCCTGCGTTGGCATAGCCGTAAAGGACTTCTTGCCCGTTATCGCCTAATTTGGCATAAATACCTATTTCACGAGCGTAAAATCCATCGTTGACGACCTTGTTTGATACAATCGTTTCAAGTGTCACTTGATTCTGCGTATCGTTGTTTATGTCCGCAATATCGGCATAAATCTTTCTTGATTTCATCGCTGTTAGCGTCAATACATCTTCGTTATTCCCTAATTTACCGTCGCCGATTCCAATATGTGTATATATCAGCTTTTTACTTTTATCGGCGTTGATTGCCATATCTAGCCCTTTTTGCGTTAGTTTTATATTCGGATATTTTGCCATGTCTACACCTCTATTTTAATCCCAGTTCGCCGTTATAATTTACCGTTGCCCCATCTTGCAAGATGTGAATAACATTTGCTTGCTGAATCATTCCACCGAGTCGAAAGCCGCCTACACCGTCAAGAAAGTGCTGAATAATCATCGCTAAATGTGCGGGCTTGTAAATTTCTATTGCGTCTCTTAACGCAAAATAGTCATTATCTAGTGCCGTATAGTTCGCTATAAGGTAAAACAGGTTCTCGGGATTGACTTCTTTTATCTCGACGCTTGCCTGTTCGGGGAAGAATTTCGATGCGAGCTGCGTCAAGAATTTTACCGTCGATATCTGCTTAGATTGTAATTTCGCGTATATCTTCGCTCTGCGCAGTTCATAAGATTCGCCCGGCTTCGAGTAGATCGCGAAGGACTTTTCCCACACGTCAAGCCCCCATGTCGCCGAATGTACGAAGAACTGTTTCAGGATGTCGATAAGTAGCTCTCGCTGTCTGTTATGCTCTTCGGACTCTACCGATAATAACGTATTTATTTCCTTGTCTCGCGTTACGAAGCCGGGGAGATATGCCGCGAGATTCGCGTCTTCTTCTCTTATGAAGTTCATGTCGTATCACTCAAATACCGTGAATTCGTTTACGGTCACTTTCCCGACCGAGAGCAGTTCTGCGTCCGTCGCCGTCACTTTATCCGCGCCGTTGAGCTTTAAGTTTCGGTAGTCCGTAATGTTCTGCTCCATGAGCAATTTCCCGATCTGAGCAGACGATATATAGCGCATATCCAGATTCTTAGAGGAGATATATTTATTGACCGCCGCCTTAAATTCTGCCTTATCTACCTTGCCTAATACATCTACGGTTATATTGATCGTCTTCGGCGCCGGGCTTACGACGGTCACATCCGCGCCGATCGGGCGTACACTCTCTATATAGTCCTTTACCGCCTTTACTAGATCCTGTCCCGCCGACTGCATCTCTGCGTTTACGACGATAACCTTAACCGTGCCTTTTCCGTTCCATAAAGGGATGACGCGGCAGCCCCCGATGCCCGGAATAGACATAGCCCAATTATAATAATGATACTTGTTTCCGGATGTCGCCGGAGTACGGACGATTACGCTATATCGCTTTAACAGTTCTGCGTCCGTCTCCTCGTCTGCTCCGTCCTGCGTCGCCTTCTCGTTGTCTACTTCCGTAACGCCCGAGATAGATACGGGCATATTCGTAATCGTATGCGCTTGTACGTTCCCTTTGCTTCCGACCTCGGTACAAGTGATTTTTACCGTTCCTTTGCCGTCGCCGCCGAGCATGATGTCGGAGTCCGTCGAGAACTGAGCGCCGTTCTTGACCGAGACGAGCGAGCCCTTCGGGATGAATACGCCTTGCCCGCCCGTAAAAGTAACTTCGCCCTTCGCCTTGACGGACGGCTTACGGTCTACTCCGAACTCTGCGCATCGTGCCGTCAAGTATTCGCCCCATGCGCTAAACGCATAGGCGGCATCGACCATAAGATTCATCTCGGCGTAGGCGTTCTCAAATTCGATAGAGTTCGCGTTAATCAGATCGCGGCTGAAAGAGCCTTCGTAATCTGCCTTGTCCGATACCTTCGCGAATTGTTCTTTCATGCGCTTTTGTATTTGATCTTTATATTGCATCTCGAATGCCATTAAATCACCTGCTCGAATGTACCGTAAATTGACGTTATGGAGAGCCCGATCGTCAGGCGGTCTTTATGCAGCTCGTCTATACGGATATAGTTAATGTTCTTGATGTACGGATTGATCGAGAGGCATTCTTTTATTCGCTGCTCGATCTGCGTCGCCGTTCTCGCGTTATTGGGATATGCGCCGATATACTTCTCTAGCTCCACACCGTACGAGGATTCGAGGTTATAGATACCGTGCAGGTACGCCTCGAAGCGATATCTCTCTGTCTTGAGCGCTTTATATATCCAGACTTTCAAGGCTTCGTTTTCTTTTACCGTTCGGATCGTGCCGTCGGTCTTATATATAAAACGGTCTTTGTCGAAGTCCCACGCGAATTCTTTTAGTTCCGGCAGCTCGTTCTCTACTTTCGGCTTCTCCATCTTCACGAATGGATTCATACATCTCTCACCTCGTTATAGAAGGATTCGGGTTTAATTCAATTATGCTTTGTTCCATCTTTTTGATTTCATTCGGGTAAAATGTGATCTTCTCTGTCTGTGCCTTAAATTTATAAAAGGCTTCCATTAGCTCAATCCACTGTAAGTAATTCATTGACGTAAAAGTATTCATAGCATCCAACCTTTTGTAATATGGCAAAGAACGACATATTTCTGCTTTGTTCCGTCCGTACTGTCTTGTATAGGAAACATAGCGACGTAGTAGCCCTCTTTTAGGTCTGAGTCAGTCGTTGTTTCCGTATCTGTATAGTCGTTATCTATATCGTGATTATGTGACTCGAATAGAGCGTAACCGCCGCCGCCCGATCTATATTGCGTCGCTGATACGATATGTCCCTTATGCGTTCTCGTATGATTCGTAAGCAAGTAGTCATTTATCCAGAGGTCATTTTTATCTAGGACGATGCCGTTATACTGTATTCGGATATTAGGCAGGTCAGATATTACTTTTCCGATAACCAGAGTCGGAGATTGGTTATTCTGAGATACACCTGCCATGATGCCTAGTAATTGCTGATACGGGTTTTCTTTCATTGTGTCGCCCGCTTTCTACATATAAAAAATGAGCGAGGGACGCTTTTTCGGCGCCCTTCGCCCGGAGGAATGAAAAGGAGTAAAAAACATTCCTCTATAATATATTACGTTATTTTATATCTGCGACGTGCGGATGATTCGCGACGGATATAGCCCGCCCATCTGCTCGTAGTTTTTACCGTGTATGATCTTGTCTTGACTCGATGAGTTACCGACGTAGCCGCCGTTTCCGTCGTATGCGACTGCGTGAGCGTCCCCGTTATAAACGATAATATCGCCCTTACGCAGCTTCGATGCCTCGAACGGTATCACGTTCGCGCCCGCATTTTTTACGAGAGCTGATACCGATACGGTACCTTTTGCGTATTCGCTCGCGAGGAAGGGCGAATAGTAAGATCCGAATTTCGTAACGGCTTCGACGCAGCCGTTCTCGTGATTGTTCATCGTCGCGCCCTGCCATGCTTTAACGCCCTCGTCGAAGTTCTTCGATACTTTCGCCTTGGATCCGCCCTTCTTCGTCTGAGGTTGCGGGTTCGTGTTCCCCTCGCTGCTCATGTTCGCGGAATCATCGGGATCGATGATATACGTTAGCGTTAGATCCATCTTATGCGCGTTATTTTGAATCGTATGCTCGTCCGTTTCGATTAGGAATTTGCCTTTTATCTGCTCTTCTTCGATTTCGACCGCGAATCCCGAGATGCATCGATAGTTCCCGAGCGCCGATACGCGGGACGTTTCCTTTACTCTACGGAGCATAGACTTCGCCTGTGTCTGCGTATCCTGCTTATTGTCGACCTTATAGACATCCTGAAGGAGTCCGTACTTCTTTATGTCTTCCTCATTCTTGAGATAGCCCGTTATATTGCCGTTCTCGTCCGTTATGCAGATCTGATTTCTCATATCTTCGATAGAGGCACTATGAGAAGCAGACGTTAGATTCTTCGTGTCCGTTATCGTAAAGTCGTCGATGACGGTATCGGCGCGAACGACATTTAATAGCTGCTTGCCCTGATTGTCTGCCATGTAAACATGATATTTCCATCCTGTCCATGCTTTTAGGGTTTCCAGACACTTTCTTATAATTTCCGATCCGGTCATACCGTCCGCGATACACGAGATTTTATATTTCTTCGCGTCGTCGCAGAATTCGCCCGTCGATACACCCAAAACAGAGCCGACGGTCTTTATCGCGTCCGCTATAACGGCATCCTCGAATTTATAGGTCATCTTAGATTTTGCTAAATATATCAGGTTATCATAAGCGACATATTCCATAGTATAGGATTCGGAATTGCGAGACTGTAGAAACACCTTGCCCGAGAATATGTTATATTGCTCTTGTGATACGTCGTCTACATAATATAGATTCACGCGGTCACCGATACTAATATCTGCATTCTTCCATGTACTATCTTTAGCATCCGTTGTATAGGCGATAACGAAGTTCAATTTCCTTCCGGCTTGGTTTAAGTCGCCCGACCATTTTATTTCCGTGACATAGTTCGTTATATCTACGTCTTTATTCTTCAAAATAAACATCGCTTACACCTTTATCTTTAGTTTATCATGAGCCCACTTCTTAACTTCTTTTTCGGCATCTTTTCGGATCTCTTTTTCGTTTATCTTTATTCCTTTTTCCGATATGCGGATATAGTCGCCGATCTTTACTTTTCCGATCTTTATCATATCTTTATATTTGTTTAGGTATCCTTCACCCGCTTGTACGAGAGCCTTTCTTCCGGCTTCCTTGATTGCCTTGAGCGGAGGTTTCCCCTGTAGGATCTGTACGGCGGTATCTTTCCCGAGCTTCTCTAACGAGGAAGGACGTTCTTTTAGTCCCGTTTTGTCGTCCGTTATCGTGTCGATGACTCTACGATATTCTTTTAGCTGCAGGTCGAAGTATACGTCGCCCGAGCCGTCCTGCTCCTTATACGAAAATGACTCTATCAGACAATCGAAGTTTATCGGGCTATCTTCTACGGATATATTCAAGGGTTCCGTTCCGGTTCTCCATGCCTCGATCATCTCGACGAGCTCATAAGGAGAGGCATCGCCGACGGAGAAGTTATAATTCTGAGCCGGGAAAAACGAACTAATCGTAATCTGCTTTAGCCCGGTCTTGCCGATCATGTTATAGTCGCCCGCGCCGATGATATTTACCGTCCCGTTGTTGTTGGATACGGAGACGCCGAACTCGGACGGCGTTACGGGGAAGGTTAAAGTCTCGCCGCTGCATGACAGCGTTACGACTCCCGTCTTCGAAAAGAGCCCGTCGAGAATCTTCGCGCCCTCCCTCTTGAGGAAGTCCCCCGCCTCCTTCTTTATATTGTCCCATGCCATATAATACGCTCCATTTCTGCTACTATATATAGTGTTTTTATCGTACAATTTTACTATATATAGAAATATGCCTCTCTCGCTTCCGTATGCTACTTTTAAGGTACCCATTTTTTAGCCTATATAAACTATAGGGCTATCTTTATTTGAACAGTCCTGAGCGATTCTGCGAGGTCGTTTTTTCTTTAGACTGCTCCGACCATGTTATTTATAGCCGCCTGCTGAATCTTAAATACGATCTGTTCGGTGAGTCGGTCGATGTCCGCTTTTTCTTTTACTACGATACTATCGGCGAGCTTCGCTATACTGATCGTTTGTCCTTGCGGCTGCTGCGCCCTGCCTTTTTCTAGTCCTTTGCGGTACTGCTGCTTGAGAGATTCGTCGTGCGGTATGATACGAGTCCCCGTAGGAAGGTCGACGATCTCCGCGCCCTTCTCATGGATCCACGTTTTGCCGCCCGAGAACCATGATGTGCCGATGGCATGACCGGGGATTTCCCCGCCGCTTTGGGCGTTTGCGCTTGCTTCGCTTGCAAGCCCTGCTTTTTCAAGAATAGAGTCTAGTCCATCCGACAAGAAATTTATAACATCCGTAAATACATTTTTGATACCGTCGAATATATGACCGAATATATCGGCGATGTTATTCCATGCGGCAGACCAATTTCCCGTAAATACATTTTGAACGAATGAAATTAAATCTGTTGCAACATTGATAATCATAATCAACATATCTGCAATTATTCCAGTTGCAAACACTACCGCATTGCAGGTTACATCGAACGATGTTACGAAAACCGAAGCCAATGTGTTTAAAATCTGCGAAACAAGCGAGCCTGATTCTTCCGTTTCTACACCGAACGCTTTCATCACCGTTCGCCATATTTCTTCAAATTTTTCTGCAAGCTGACCTAATTTTTCCATTACAGGTTTAACTTTTTGTTGGATTTTTTCCATTGTATTATTTACGGTATTGGCAACATGATTCCACACAACAAGCGCAACTTGTTTAAAATCGTTCCAGTGCGCTATGATAATGGGAATAATAATCGTAAGTGCTAGAAGGGCTAAACCTATCGGATTTGTTGCAAATAACAAACGAATCGCTTGCAATGGATTTCGTAAAGATAAAATTGCTTTTCCGATTGTCATAAAAGCGTTTACAAAATTACCGCGCAACATAGCTAGTATATTTTTTAATCTGCCGAATACACTAATTACTTTCGTTACTGCTGAAGATATAGCAGGAAATTTAGCAGCTAACGCACCTGTTACCGAACCTGCTCTACTGATTGCCGAGGAAGCCTTGATAATCGTTCCATACCAACCGCCGAATAAAGTTATTCCTTTTCCGATAACTGTCAGTGCGAAGCCACCAATAACGATGAATTGACCTAATCCGAATAATAATTCTTTTTGTAGTGGTGATAAACCATTTAACCATTCGGCGAACGCTTTAGTCATTCGTGATGTTCTGCTTAGTAACGGCGTTAATCCTTGCGCTAGTTCCATCGCGGCATTTTTTAGTTGATTTGTCGCTTTTGCTAACTGAGCGGCGGGAGTCGCGTCAAGTTTAGATATTGCTTCATCGGTTGCGCCTGTACTATTCGCCATACCATCTAGCGCATCTGCAAATTTGTTAGCGCCATTCCCAGTAAGTGAAAGAACTGTATTTAATGCTTTTGTTGAACCGAATAATTTACCCATTGTTTCAACGTTGCCGCCAGTTGCTATTTTTACTTCTTCAAGGAACTGCGCCCACCCTATTGCTTCAAGATGTGACTGATTAAACTGTAATCCTAGTTTTTCTGCTGTCTCGAATGCTTCTTTACTAGGCTTGATAATATTCGACAATGCCGCCTTGAGTCCCGTCATAGAATCGGATGTCTGCATACCATTTGCGGTTAGTGACGCGACGGAGGCTAACAGTTCATCAATGGACATTCCTGCTGAAGCCGCTGTTGATATGACTTGACCGATCGACTTACCGACTTCATCGACTGTCGTCTTGCCGAGGTTCTGTGTAACGATAAGACGATCCATCATGTCGGAAGCGCGTTCGGTTTCCATGCCGTAGGCGTTTATAATCGTAGTCAAGGCATCCGTCGCGGTCGTCATATTGGTAAATCCGGCTTTTGCGCCGAGTGCCGAGACGCGCATAAAGTCAACCGCCTTGGAAGCATCTACCGAAGCTGAAATCGCCTGATAAGTTCCCTCGGTCAGTTCCGTAACAGATACTCCCGTCTCATTGGATAGGGCGATTAGTTCCTGCCGCATCTTCTGCATATCAACCGTAGTAGTATCTACTAATGTACTAACTTTAGCAAGTCCAACGGTAAATTCTGAATTCAGTTTTGCACCTGCCGCCGCCGCCGCAAGAATCGGAGCGGATAATGCCGCAAATTTTGCGCCGATTGCACTTATATTTCGCCCTGTCTCCTGTATACTTCTCGCTGTTCTTAATTGCTGTGAACGATGTTCATCTATCGCGTTTGTTGCATTTTGAATCGTATTCGTGAATTGGTCACGAAGCCTAAGAACTGCGTCGATTATTTGCATATACTTCACCTACCTTTTTATACAAAAAAAGCAGCATATAGCTAAAATAAAATAACTATATGCTGCTTCTCATGTTCATTCTTCCCATTCGTCAGGCGGCGTAACTTCTTTTACTCTTTGTTCCATCTCGTAACGAATCATAGCGTATAATATTTTCTTTTCGTTCTTACCCATGCTTAGAAATTCGATCGGGCGTATATGATGAAAACGAAATAGATAATACTGAAGGTTTACCTCGCCGTCTGTCTCGATTAGTTTTTTACTTCTTCGTCGATCTCCGTCTGTGTTTTCTCGACTCCGCATAGCTCGGTAACGACTTCTGCAATTTTTCCGATTTCGCCCGCAAGAAAGAGCTTTGCTACGAGGTCATTCGGAGTTGCCGCCGAATAATGCTTTAATAGGCGGTCGTCGCGGAAGTCCGGCTCGACGACGGCGTTTACGACCATATCGAGCCCGATCTTATAGTTGTTAGACTTCTTGACTTTGCCGCTCTTAGTGTATTCCGTATGATTCTCCGTGATTTCGGCGAGTAGTTCCGTATCTAGTGCCTGTACCATGACGGTAAATTTTTCGCCGAGGATCTTCGATAGTCTCGGAATTTCGATTTCTTTTTTCGGCTTCTCGGTCACTTTTGCCGCATCGGCTTTAAGAAGTCGTTCCAGTGCATTCATTTATTCTTTTTCCCCTTTTTGTCTATCTCTTCAAATACTATTTGCTTCGGAAGTATGCCTCGACATACGTATACACTCGAAAACGGCGGATTTAGCGACGGCTTCTCGTCGTCATAAGTCTTGAAGTACGATATACGCTTATTCATATACATAATCTCGAAGGGATTATCTCGGAATAACGTAAAGCGCCTCTGCGATTCAAATAGCCCCGGTACGCTGATAAGCATAGCGAATGGTTTATTTATCTCGTAAAGGCGCTCTAGTATTTCCGTCTTCTTGGAATACGGAGGATTCGAGACGATCGCATCGCATTTCGGCGGCTCTTCCGTCAAGAAGTCCTTACCGTCTTTTATATGCGTATGTATAACTTCATGCCCCCGTTCGCGAAGCATCTTCACGAATAGAGATTTTTCCGTATCGAATGGTGTCCAGATTACTTTTTTATCCGCGACGTACTTTAGAATCGGGGTTATAGCGTACGCGGGCGTATACCATTCGTCATTTTTACTACACGCTACGACATCCATCTTCATGATTACCCGTCTATCGAGTCGAGCATATCGAAGTCCTCGAAGCTAAAGTTATAGCTTTCCTCGCCGATCTTACCGACCGACCAGTTTACGAGGTCGACACTATCGATGAGACAGTTATAGAGAGCGACACGCTCAACGCCGAGCGCATCGGGATCGTCGACCTTCGAGATGATCGTGCATAAAACCTGTCTGCCTTCTTTAATAGAAGGCGCGAGCTTCTTGATAAAATAAGAAGATACTTTATGCACCTTGAAAGAGCCTTTGCCCGTGTAGCCCGTAACTTTATAACCCTTGCTCATCTTGCGAGCAATCTTGACTTCTACCTTATCCGCCGAGAGAGTCGCCTTGAGTTCTTGAATCTCCGCGACTTCGTAGCCGTCGATCCACATACTCCCGTACGTTCCATAGACGACCTGCTTAGACTGCATTTCCTTCATTCGTCCATCATCCTTTTATTCTACCGTACATTTTAGCGTGATATTCTCGAGCGCGTCGAGCGGCGAGAGGTCTGCCGCGAGGAATGCGTTATCATGGATATTGAGTTCTTTAATCTGCTGAGAACTCATATTTTCTAGTTCCTCTCGCGTGTTCTTGCCGTTGGATTCGCGCCAGTTCTTGACGGCTGTCTCGTCGATATAGCAGTTATTTTGTCCCTTCTCGAGAAGTCCTTCCGTTTCGAGCGTATGGAGATAGCCGTTAATCGCCGTGATAAGCAAGCAGCGGTTATCGTAGCTGTTCGCATATTTGCCGATATAGGAGTCGTGAGAGGTCTTCTTGATGTCGTAGTGGATCATGTCCATGAGGTCGATGAGTTTGATTTTCTTAAAGCTCTCGCCCTTGCCCTGCATCGTCGTAACGAACGAGTTAATCCCCCGCGCGACTTTAATCTTCTCGCCGTCGTCGAAGAAGAAGAATTCGCCCTTGCCGATCTTCTGATCCATCTCTTCGTCGGTGTACTGTTCGACCTCGATGAGTTCCGGGAGCGGAGCATAGGTGCAGGAAATAATCGCGGGCGTACCGCAGATGATTCCGGCGACGCGCGAGCAGTAGTCCTCCGTGTTGAATGTCTTTGCCTTGGTCTTGATCGTCTTATTGGTAAAGTTTACGATTCCTTCGTTATCAGCGTTACAGTTCGGAAGCACGGCGCAGACTTTAGTGTCTTTCGTCGTACGCATTCCCTTGATCCATGTAGCGATAGTCTCCGTATACTTATCCTTGATGCCCGGGATAACGAGCCAGTTAAAGTAAGTCTTCTCGAGCCGCTTGAGCACTTTCGTAAAGTCGGCGTCTACGGTCTTCTCTTCCGTGCCTTGCCCGCCCTGTTTCGGGACGGTAGCCGTAACCTCGCCTTGGCATTCCATGACGATGACCTTGCGCGGCGCAGTCTGATAGCCTTTTAGCGCGAGCTCGATCTGTTCTTTCTTGTACTTTGTCCACGATTCCGGGATATCGTCCACGCTATAAATATGCGTTACGTTGTCCGTCGGATTCGCTACGGGGAAAACCATCGCAATAGTTCCGCGCTGTGAACGCTGAATTGCCGTAATACCTTTTTCCTTGAAAGAGATAAATACGTTAGGCATCTTAAGAGCCATTATATTTTAGCCTCCTGTTTGATATTCATAATCTTAATTGTCGTTTCTTCCTCTTCGCCGAGCGTATCGAAGAATTCGAATTTTAGCGTAAAGTAAATGATGTCTGCATCTTCTCCATCCGTAGAAGCGGAGATATTATTTATCTTGATGTATCTGTCTTTAACCTCGAATCCTGTATGAAACAGAGCCGTAATTTCGTCCTTGATTTCGTAAAACTCTACGGCATCCGTCGTTCCCTTCGTAGAGAAGTAGGTTATATAAAGATTCCCGTTACAGAAAAACTTATGCTTTCCCGCCTGTCTTCGATCGACGTTGAGCCGTAAAAAGAATGAGGGAGAATCGCAATTTTCTTTCGAGTCGTCGAGATATACCGTATAGGCGTATACGGACTTTAGTTTATTGCGTACTTGCTTTAGAATATCTACGCTTTTCAGCATCCGTAAATCACCCGATCTTATTTTTAATGTCCTCGAAAAACTTTTTTAGTTCCGTCTGCATAATGTCTGAGTTCTCAAATTCCTGCATCGTCTTATCGAAGAAGTGTTTTCCTTGTACGAATCCCTTTACGTTTCCCTTATGGTCTACCATCGCATGACCGCGTTCGACTAGATGATATACTTTCGACGTGTTACGTAGCTCATATTGGATCTCGTCGTTTGATAACCCCGTAACTTTGCCCTTCCATGATTTAGCGAGAGGTTTCGCCGACTTCCCGCTTACGGGCGTATTCTCCGAGGCTAACTTCTTGAGCTTGTTCCCGGCGCGTTTTAAGTGCTTCTCGGCTGTCTCCGTGTACTCTTCTACTACGCTATTTAGCTTGTCGCGGAATTCATCGAGGTTCTCGAAGTGTAGATCTGCGCTCATCCATCCCATCCGTTCTTAGGCTTGGATGGCTTATCGCCGCGAATCTTCTCGATGCAGTAGAGCTCGAGGCTCTCGTTTGCCATGTCGGGATTTACGACGCTCTGTATCTCGTAGGCGTGCGTCTTGTACTCCACGATATCAGACTGAGCTATGTTCGGGCGATAACGAATCGTAATCAGGATATTCTCGGCGTTACTAACCTGTTTTGCTTCGTAGTATTCACGTCCGCGCGAAGGTCTGATAGATGCCGATATGTTTTTATACTTTGTTTCCGTTACGGTCTTGTCGAATCCGTTTACTTCTTTCGTTACACGTCCGATAATATTTATCTTCTTATTGAGTTGCCCTGCGTCGTATATCATGCTTTATCATCTTCGTAAGCGTACGATATTTCGATATGTTGAAGAAGAGCCGTAATCGAATGAGGGTATTCTGCCGAATTGCTTTTTCCGTTCATCGCGTTGCGGTTCGTGTGCCAGTGCGATACGAGAAGACATACGAGAGTCGTCATGAGAGGATCGTCTGCGACGTACTTCTTGCCTGTCGATCGGGCGATATATCTCTTCGCCGCCTCGATAAGCTGTGTAAGAATAGCGTCGTCATCCGTCAGGTCGGAGTCGATACGCAGATAGTTCTTGACTACTTCTAGCATACTTTTCACCGCCTTTAAGTAAAAGAAAAGGGAGTAGCAAAACGTTACCCCCTTTGAAAACATCTTCTTATGTATTCGACTTATTGATGAAAACGAGTCCGTTCTTGTCTACGAGCTTACCGTCTACGGCTGCGACGGACTGATATACCTTGTTACGCGTCGCATTGTCGATATAGGTCACAAGGTCAACGTCATACGCCGTGTTCATGACGTACTTGTCGAGCTGCACGACGAAGGCGACCGTCTCACCCTTACCCGCTGCATCGTAGTCCTTCATCCAGTCGGTCACGATAACGCGCGTGCCGAAGATTTCATAGTTCGGATTGCCGTCGATACCCTGATTCATGCGTGCTACGGGCTGTCCTTGCTTGTCCGTGATCGCGAGGAAAGAGTAGAACGTCGCTTCATTCATGACGATGACCGCACCCGTACGATATGCGCTCGGGATAGTCTTCTTGATCTTGATAATGTCGTCGTATGCGAGAACCTTCGAGAGTTCGACCGTCTTCGCAGCCGTCTCCTTGAGAATGCCCTTCGGCTGCCCGGATCCCGTACCGCTGATAATTGCGGACTCCATTGCCTTAGCCATAGCCGCCGAGACGTTGTTAGCGATTGCTGCCTCGAATGCCGAGAGCGTCTGAACGCGTGCGAGGAAGGATAGACCGATCGCCTTGACGAGAGGATATGCCGCAAACGTAACCGATCCCGTAACCTTACCTTCTACTGCGACGCCCGTCGATGCAAGGTCGTTTTCCGTCGTCCAGACAGCGGGAGAAGCGAGTTCCGATGTCGGGATAGCGACGCCCGCAGGATAGCTCATCTTAGTAACGAGAGGCAGGATGTTCCCGTAGGACTCGAGCTTCTCTACAATCTGATTAAGCACCGTAACGGGGATAACTGCGCTATTCGCGGAAGTCATAGCGACGGCGCGGAATTCCTCGTTCATCTGTCCTGTCTTGGCAAATTCCATAAATGCGTTACGGTATTCGATCGTGTCAAGTTGATTCTTCATGTCGTTGTTGTCCTTCCTTGTCTCTACGATGTCTTTCTTATTGGTTTCCGGCTCGATGGGGGACGAATCAATTTCTCCCGCATTGATCTTGGCAGCAATAGCCTTTCTCTTTTCGGCGCCCTCTGCTTCTAGCTTCTTAGCGTACCTGTTCAGATCATCCATCTCTTCATTCAAGAGTTTTAATGTCTCTAGATCTGCAGTTGCCGACTCTTCAAGGATTTCTGCCTTGCGTGTTTCGATTTCTTGTAAGGTCATGCGTGCTTTGCTCCTTAAATAAAAATCTCCTCGGATATCCGAGGATTGAAGTTTTTTCTTCTATATATATTACGTTATTTTATCTTTTTGAAAAAATTAA